TTAAATAATTTTTCTAACAAGTTCAAACACTTCATCTTGTCTTCTCTCAAATAGATGGGCGTACGTTTGAAGTGTTTCTGTAGCATCCTTGTGCCCGACAAGTCGTGCAATTGAAACAACGTCAATATTGTGATAAATCAAAAAACTTACATACGTATGTCTCAAACCGTGACAAGTAACTTCCGTTTGAGTTCGTTTTTTAATTAATTTATTAGCCATGTTATTTGAAACGTGAGTAAATAATCTGTTATCTTCGTTTGCTACAAAACCAGAGTTTAAGTATTCGTCTAACTTTTGGATAAACTCTTCATCAATTGGAACTTTTCGCTCCGACTGCTTATTCTTAGTTTTTCCCCAACCTCGCCTTGCGCCGTTAACTTTGTAAGTCCTAAATATATTAACATATAATTCTTTTCGGTTGATACAATTGTCGTCATTCGTTAGACCTTGCGCTTCAGAGAAGCGTAATCCTGTTTTAGCGACAACATAGCAGAAGAAGCTAGATTGATACTGAACTGTCTCACTAACGCTTTCAATGAAGCTTTCACGCTGTTCTAATTCAAGATAGTTCATTCCTTTTTTTGATGATTCAACAGAGGAGTGGATTTTAACCAGCGCTGTAAAATCTTTTTTCAAACTGCCCTCGTGCAAAGCTACTTTTAGTGATTGTCTGATGTTTGCATTGACTCGTTTAACAGTGTCTTTTACATACCGTTCTCCTAATTGATTAAAGATTTTTTGGTAATGTGTAGCTGTAATGTCAACCATCTTTGCGTCTTTGAAATATTCTTTAATAACTTTGTGAGAAAATTTGTATTTAGTATATGTTTCAGGATCAACTTCAGGTTTTTTGTAAATTTCCATCCAATTACCGAAATAATCAGCTAGACTTATTGTTTTATTTTCTTTAATGCCGTCTAATAAGTCTTTTTTAGCGATTGCCGCAGCATTGACGGCTTCGGCTTTGGTTCTGAAACCGCCTTTTGTTAGCTGGTCATATTTTCCATACATGTTTTTATAACTTATACGATATTCCCAACCGTTTGAACGTTTACGATAAGAAGCCATTGCTTTAACCTCGCTTTTTTGGTAAAATGAGTATAGTAAAGAGACCTACGCGCGCAGGTTCTTTTACTATACTACCGATTATCCCTTACACTCAAATTTTGGCGAAGGAGAGTGTGAGGGATTTTTCTGTTTTATTGACCTGTATAGTCACCAGTGTTTTGGTCTATATAGCCTTGTTGAATCCCCCATTGAACTTGGTCATCATACCATTGCTGGCGCGCTTGGTCTTCGGCTATTTCTTCATCAGATGGATAATATCCCCCATAGCCAGGAGTATATCCATATTGTTCTTGAGCTTGTTGAATTTGCTCTTGGCTTGGTTGCGCCGGAGTGACAGACTGTTGAGGTGCTTCTTGTTGCTCTTGTGGTTGTTGCTCTGTTTGAGTAGCAGGAGTTTCGGCTTGTTGAGCTTCAGTTGTTGACTCGCTTGAAGATTGAGAAGAAGCGGAAGAGCTTGTACTTGACGTCGAGCTAGAACTTTCTTTCTTCTTTGAACTCTTGCTTGTGGTTTGTGTCGTTCTTACTTTACTTGTCTTTGATTCGCTGGTATGTGTCATTGAAAAGGCGATAGGTACAAGTAAAATTAGACATAAAAAACCAATAATCAAAATATGTTTTTTTGAAATTTTCTTTAAATAAGATTTCATTCTTAGTCTCCTAACAGTTTTAAAATGTGATTCAGTTTTGCACGTAGTTTTAATCTCGGTAAATATCAACGACTTCGCCAATTGTACGAATGTCGTCATTTTCTGATAGGTAAATTTCTTCGTATTTGTCATTCAAACTTTGCAAATACCATCTACCGTCGTAGTCACGTTTTAGCTTTTTAACAAAGTTTTTGTTATTAACCTGGAATACACCAATCTCGTTAGGTTCAATTTGACTTGTTACTTTAATAAATAGCAAGTCATTATCTTTGATTTGTGGTTCCATTGAGTCGCCAGCAACCTTAGCGATTGTATCATATTCTTCGGGAACTTCGTCAGCTTTTAACTTAACTTCCATATATAAGTTATCGCATTGGAACACACCGTGCCCAGCAGCTACCAAACCTTGAACGTAGTCGGTGATATATTCGTCATCGTCTTCTTTTTTGCTAAAGATAGAAGAAACGGTATTTTCTTGTTCCTGTTCAGCGAGTTGATCGCTAGCAAAGTTTAAGACCTTTTCTTGTCTTGTTTGATTTAATTTATCATATATTGCAACAATATCAGATTTAGTATTATTTGGGATGTCAGACCAGTCCATAAAATAAGCGGGGCTTGTATTTAGGATTTTAGAAATTTTTTCAAGTGTTTCTGTAGGTACTTTAGCGATTTCACCTTTTTCATATCTATAAATAGTCGTTTTAGAAACACCCAATCGTTTTGCCAATTCTTCTGCGCTCATCTTTTCATCAAGTCTTCGTTGTTTCAATTTTGCTCCTATATCCATAAGTGCCTCCTTTTATAGAAATAGTATAATACTTAGTTTGCAAAATTGCAACAAAAAAATATTGCAAAAATGAAACTTTTGTATTGACAAATAAAAAAACTAGGCTTATAATAAAATCATAAAGTTGCAATAACGCAACTTAGAAAGGAGCACTTATGGTTAATACTCAAAAATTAAAAGGAGTAATCGTTGAGAAAGGAACGACTCAACAAGCAGTTGCTGATAGCATCGGAATTGATAGAAGCACTTTTTATCGCAAGATGAAAAACGGAGGGACGTTTTCAGTTGAGGAGGCGACAAAAATTGCTTTAGCTGTTCCTTTGACAAAAAGCGAAGCAATAGAAATTTTTTTTGGAAACACAGTTGCGTAATTGCAACTTAGAAAGGAGCAAACATGAAAAAACTAAAAAAACTCAAAGAATTCTTTGAGTGGAATTTAGACGGATACGATGTTGCACTGGCAATTATCGGAAGTCTTATAGGGGTGTTTCTGGGAACGTTGATTTTTTGGATTTTATTTAAAAAATAAAAAATTAACAATTAGTGTGATAACAGTCGTCACGAAAGCAACAGCTAGCGGAAACCAAAACGAAGTCAACCAAATAAATTTATTGTGTTCTTTGTAAGCTTGATAAAAATAAATACCCTCGTCAGTAACGGCGATGTCGTGACCGATGTCTTGAACCACTAATTTGTGGTAAATCAATTCGCCAAGCGCTTCACCTTGTTTATCTATCAGTTTTTCATACTGTTCGGGCTTAATGCGAGGAGATTCTTGGGATTTTCGAATATCAAGCAATGATTTTAATAATTTTCTAGCTTTTCGTGAAATGATAATCATACAGCACCTCATTAGTTTTTATTTACATTATATCAAATGCAGAAAGGATAACATATGAAACCAAAACGCTATCCGTATTGCGGAAATAAAAAGCGCCTACCAAAGGCAGTAGACGCTAATAAGGCTTTAGAGATTGTAATAGATACTATCGATTCTTGTGCTCTTGCACGTATGAATCATAAGCCTTTAGAATCTCGCAAGTAGTGTTGAATGCGATAGCACTTGAAACAGCAACAACTTCGCTATCAAATTCAATACCGTTGTCAGCAAGTGATTTCAAAGCTTCGCTAACAGATTCGTTGATACCGCTTCGAATTTCTGGATACTTAGCTTCTAAGAAATCATCAAAATTTTCAATCATGACTTGTCTCTCCTTTCATCAAAGATAAGTCAATTATATCAAATTCAGAAAGGACATTATGAACGAAATAGCATTATCAGACAATCTTGCGCAGATTGAGTATGAAATTAGAGAGCATAAAGCTAAAATCGGTCAATCAATTTGGGAAATTGGCAGACGTCTGAAGCATGTTAAAGAGAATGATTTGGCTCACGGTCAGTTTTTGGATTGGGTTGAAAGAATCGGCATAGCTAGAAACGAAGCTCAAAAATATATAAAGATCGTCAATGAACTTAGTCCAAATTATGAAACGTTTAATAATTTGGGACTATCAGCTCTCTACCTAATCGCCACTCTCCCAGACGAAGAAAGACAAACTCAGCTTGACCGTATTGAAAATGGTGACAATCCAACGGTTCGTGAACTCCAAGATGTCAAACGTCAACTTAAATTATCACAAGCAGACAATGAACGTTTGAAGGTTCAGAATGAAAATTTGGCAGAGCAGGCGCTCTCTCAAACGGAAAAAGTTGTTGAAAAAGAAGTTGTCAAGGAAATTGTTCCAGAGGATTATCAAGAAACCAAAAAATTAAATAAGACGTTGCTTGACAAGAATAAAGAGTTACAACAAACAATAGACTACGCACTGGAGCATGAAGAATATTTAAAAAAACAACTCAAAGAATTCTATGAAGAGCGTGACGAGGTTAATCAAAAATCTGCTAAATATGATGAATTGACAGAAGCTATTAAGCAATCAGAGGGGCGCCTTAATAGCTACCAAAAGAAAATTGCCAGTTATAAAAACATCATGCAACTTTTGGAAAAAGGTGACCAATTGATTATGGAAATGAGTGGTCTTATCTACGCAGACGAAACACATTATATTCAGCGCGACGGTCTTATCAAGAACGAATTTGACAATCTTGTTGATAGAGGGCTTAAACTTTTCCATGATTTGGATTTAAAACGTCGTGGAACTGACATTCTAGAAGGAGAATTACTATGAATGAATTAACACCAACGCAACAGCTTATTGAAATGTCTAAATTACAAACAATGACTTTAGAAAAAGTTGATAATTTAGAAATCGGTCTATTGCAAGCGCAAAACGATATCAAACAAATTCAAGATACAACTTATGTACATCCAGCAATCGCAAACATGATTACTAAGAAACGTCGTAAACGTGTCATTGATTGCATGGGTGGAGCAAATTCAAAAGCTTATAACTATTTAGAAGTAGATTCGTCTGGTAAGAAACACCGTTTTTCAAGCGAGGTATTCCGTGAAATGGAATTAGATTTCAAATCTGAATTTGGTTTAAACAGCTATGCAGAACTACCAAAATCGAAAAAACAAGACGCTTTGGAATACATTGCGATGTGGGAACCATGCACGAATACGAAGCGCAGAATCAATCAGCTAAATAAACAAATGGAACTTAACTTGGCTTAATTAATCGCGTATCTCCAGCTAGGTTGCTACGGTTCTAGCAGACAACCTCTGAAATATAAATAATTGACATGATGAAACGAACTCCATTAAGTCTGCTAGGGCTATACCAGCCTAGCTGGAAGACAAAAAAGAAAGGATAACACATGAAAAGCCAAAGTATTATCGTTTTTTACAAAAAAGGCCTCAAAAGAATATTTCTTTTTGAAGCCGACAGCATCGATGACATGTTTCTCGCCTTTGAATACGATGCGTTCAAAGACAAGAAAGGTAGAACATATTTTTTAGTTGATGGTGTTGAGATTAAATTAACAGAATAAAAGGGGTAAATATGGCTACAAAAGAAAGAATCACTGAATTCACAGAAGTGTCATTCACGTACTTAAAAGAAGTCATTCAGGAATCTGATAAAAAAGACCCAGAAACTATCAAAGCAGTTTCTGAGTTGATTAAGACAGTAAATGATTTTATTAAGATTTACTGACTTTCGAGATGATTATACCAAAAAAAGCCGCTGAATAATCAGCGACTTACAAAACAAAACTACTTACATTATAGCAAAAAGGAGGCAAAAAATGAATGATATTGCTGAATTAATTGAAGTTAAGATTGACGCAGTAGTAACGTCAATTTTAGCAAACAAACTTGATTTTTTGGATAAAGATAATCAATTCAGCCCGCTGATGACGCAAAGCGAAGCGAGGAAGTGGCTCGGTGTCGGCGATGACACGTTGAAATATTACATTTTAAAAGGAATGCCTGTCATCAAAAAGAACGACAAGATTTATCGAATTCCAAGAGATGCAGTAAAGGAATGGATTAAAAACGAATGGAGAAATATTTAACATGTATTTTAGGCAAAGAGTTAGGAAAATCCGAGCTAATCAAGGCTTGACACAAGAACAATTTGGCAAGATGCTCGGAGTTTCAAAAACTACAATCTACGAATGGGAGCGAGGTCTGCATTACCCAGACGATAAAAATTTGAAAAAACTCGCTGATTTCATGGATTTAACACCAGACGAGCTAGCATACAATTTTTTCGACTATGAAGTCTGGGTTGATTTTGGCGAAGGACAAACTAAAAAGCTTCTTGCACTCGTTAGAAGCAAGTTTGAAGCAAAAGCGTACATTAAATTTTTAAAAGAGCATGACCTTCCACTTTCTGGAAAATTAGAAATCAAGGAGATTTAACATGGACTTATTTATTATCTGCTTTAGCTTAGCAGCACTGCTATACGTGCTAACGTTGCCATTTATCGGCAAGAGAGCACATAAGGAAGAAGAACCAAAGCGTGGGTATTCAAAACATTTTCCGCACGAAGAGAGTCAAATTGCGTACAATCGCATGCACGGTTTACCAGATGATGCAATTTAAGGAGAACGACAATGACTAGATTGAAAGAATTAAGAAAAGAAAAAAAGCTAACTCAAAAAGAATTAGCTGAAGAAACAGATATTCCATATCGAACTTTACAACGTTGGGAAAACGGAGAAAGCCAAATAAAACCTGAAAAAGCTGAAAAACTGGCGGACTTCTTCGGAGTTAGCGTTGGATATTTACTAGGTTATGATGACAATAATTTTGAAAAACAAATCAGAATTGACACTTTAACTAATCTTCTTTATAAAATGCACACAGCATGTGTTTCGTTGCTTGAAAAAACGGACAAAGAAGCTTTCTGGGCAGGATTTGAAACAGCAGAGCTGATAGTGCAAACGCAGAAAATGATATTAGAAACTGAGGAGTCCGCAAATGGAAAATGAGTATTTTGACATAGACGAAATCATGGTGATTGATTTTGATAAAAATGGCTGGCACGGCTACTTTGGTGAAAGGGAGGAAGAAGATTAATGCATATTAACGAAGTAAAGAACAATGCCTTTTATCAATTCCCACAGTGGCTTTTAAAAGATGAACCTTATAAAAATTTGGGTGATAAAGCAAAGCTAATGTATATGCTGTTTTTTGACCGCAGAACGTTATCGATTAAAAACAAATGGTATGACGATGACGGTCAGATTTACATGTATTTTACAAATGAGCAGTTTATGAAAGAGCTTAATTGCTCAGAAAAAACAATTATAAAAGCAAAAAAAGAACTTTCTCAAATAGGATTATTGAAAGAGGTTAGACAAGGAATTAATAGACCTAATCGCTTGTATATCAACGGAACTGTAGAAAGTACAGGTCAAGACCTGAAAAAAGTACAGCACGGAACTGTAGAAAGTACAGGTCAAGACCTGAAAAAAGTACAGGGAATCAATACTAATAATATCAATACTAATATATCAAATAATATATATACAGATAACAGACCAGTCGATTTCGGACAGTTCGTAAAGGCGGAAGGTCTAAAAGTCAATGACAGACACATGACACGTCTGTTAGAGTATATCGGCTTGGACGGTATGGATATGGAGCTGGTTAAAGAAGCGGTTAGACGAACTACTGACGGTGGTATTGATAATCCGAACTACACTTTTAGGATTTTGGATAGTTGGAAAGCAAAAGGGATTACGACCGTAGAGCAGGCTAACGAAGAGAAAGAAAATTTTCAAAGTCAAAAACAACGACGTAGCTATCCTAACCAGCAACAACCATCCAAAAGCAACGTCCCTGAATGGGTAGAAGAAGAATACAAACACGAAGCAACAGCAGACGAGCAAGCACAGCTTGAAGCATTAAAAAAATCTATGTCGGAGGACTAATTATGAATGTAAAAGAAACAATTTTAAACCAACACAAAACTTTGAAACGTATTGAAGAATTACAAGAATTCATGCACGGAACATCAACGCTAGCACTTGGGCTACACGAGGATGGGATTATTGAACAGCCAGAACATAAATTGATATTCTTTGAAACAATGCACGTTTTCTCACATATTCTTGAAGATGTGTTGGATGGGAAAGATGTACCAGAAGCAGCGCACGATGCGTTATTTCCAGATGAGGACAAAGATTGATGAAAATTGAATTATTACATGTAATCAACGGTTATCGCAAGTTTCATCTTGGTTTTTATGACCGCTGGAAAGATGAACAAATGGAGTCTGAGGAATGGAAAAGGTGACAATTTATAAAAAACTTCTCAATATTCAAAAAGAATTAAACGTTCCTAAAGGGCAATATAACGAATTCGGTGGTTATAGTTACAGGAATGCAGAGGATATTTTGAATGCTATAAAACCATTATTATGGGAAAACGAATGTACAGCGTTTTTTAGAAAAGATGTTATTGAGCAAGTTGGCGACAGATATTATTTAGTAGCTACATTTGATTTTGTTGATATAAGTACAGGCGAAAAAATAACAGTTGAGGCAAGAGCCCGTGAGGAAGAAAAGAAAAAAGGTATGGATGCATCTCAGATAACAGGAGCAGCGTCAAGCTATGCCAGAAAATATGCCTTGAACGGTATTTTTCTAATTGATGATGCTAAAGATGCTGATACGAATGATTATCAGAAACAGCAAAAGCAGGGTGCGAACACAAAACAGCAAAAGCAATACATCAATGATAATCAATTGCAGCAGATTTACAACGGCATCAATCAGCTTGCACAGATGACTAACCAAAACCCAGATATTGTAGCAAGTGGTATTTTGGTTCGTTACAACATCAATGATTTTAGAGCTGTTCCGAGCAGATATTTTAACGAAGTGATTAATTACATCAAATCACTAATGCCACAACAAAGACCAAACCAAACAAATTTTAATGATCTATAGGAGATGAAACATGAAAGATGTAACAAATAATACACTAACAGAAATCAATGTTGATTTCACACCAGCGGTTATCAAAATTGACCGTGAAGCTGTTGAAGCACAAGTTGCTGATGCTGTCGCTAAATATTCAAATCAAGAAATAACAGCAGAAACTTACAAAGAAGTGTACAACGAGCGCACAATTTACAACAATCTAACAAAAGCTTTAGAAACTAAACGCAAAGAAATTAAAGGTGTTATCAATCTACCTTACAAAGATTTTGAAACATGGTACAAAGACAAAGTGTTAGCGCCAATTAGCGAAGTAACCGAAAAAATGACAGAGGGCTTAAATGCAATTGATGAACATGAACGATTGCTAAGAGTTGATGTTGTACGTGCTACCTTTGAAGAAAAGTGCGAGCTAGCAGATTTGGATAAGTCAACATTTGAAACTAGCTACAATGATTACAGCTGGAAGAAATACTTTAAGGCTGGCAAATTTGAACTTAAACAATCAACAATTGATGAAATTGATAATCTGGTCTTGGCTGAATTTAAAGCTGTTGAAGAGTTTAAAGCAAGCAAAGAGACTGTCGAAGAACAAGCGAAAGAATATGACTTGTTACCAGAAATGTACATCAGAGCGCTTGAAGATGGCAAGACACTTGTTGATATTCTTAAAGTCATGAAAGCCGACAAAGATGCTGCTATCTTGCGTAAAGAACAAGAAGAAGCACAAGCAAAAGCGGAAGCTGAACGTAAAGCGGAGATTGAACGTTTAGCACAAGAAAATGCTAACGCTCAAATCAAGGCATATAACGCTGAAACTGGCGAAGTTTTGGAAAACAATACAATTACACCCGAAATACAAAACACGGCTGAAAATGAGCCAAAATTTGAGAATGACGAGCAGTTAACATTTGATTTGCGTTTGACTTTTCCGAACGGAGCAAAACAAGCAAAAATGTTCAAAGAATTTTTGGATATGAATGGCATCGAATATCAACAACTGTAGGAGTAGAACATGAAAAAGTATTACGTTAGCGGTAAAGTCGCAAATTTGGATGTTGGTTCAGAAATCGAAGCTAAGAATAAATATCAAGCAGCTATCGAATTTCATAAATTGTATTCTGAAATCGAAGATTGTTTTGGATTAGATGAACTAGAAATCACGGAGGTTGAAGAAGTCTGATGAAGTGGTTAGCGTGGGCGCTCTATAATTTAGGGACAATTGCAGCATGCGTATTTATCAGCATTTACTTTAGGTCTGCTTGGTGGATGCTGTTAGCACTGTTGTTTCTAAGCAATGCAGGTGTGATAAAAAAAGAAAGTGGTGATACAGATGGAAGTGACGAATAGAGGGTACATTAATTTTAACAATGAGTACAACAAGCATACGCAAGACTATACAACAGCAAGCATGAGCTTTGCGAATGGTAAGAATGAAGATGGAAGCTATAAACATGGCTATATCAGAGTAATTGCTTACGGAGAATTGGGAAATGTCTTATATGACAATGTCGGAAATATGGTGACTATCAAAGGACGTTTCCGACAAAGTGAATACGAAGGGAAGAGATACTCTCAAATTCGTATTGATGCTATCAACGGTTATGCACCAGCTCAAAATCAAAATAACGGTAACAATGGCAATTTCGGAAATAATCAACGCCCACAAAACCAAGGCAATTTCCAAAATCAGGGGAATTTTCAAAATTCACAACCGCAAAATCCAAATCAAGGTAATTTTGGACAGCCACAAGGACAACAGACAAGCTTTTTCCAAGGTCAATCAACGCAGACCAATCCTGATTTTAGTCGAAATTTTGGGAACGCAAATCCAATGAATATTAGCGACTCAGATTTACCTTTCTAGAAAGCGTGCTTGAATGTTTTTAATACCATTTGAACCAAAGCCACAATCAAGGCCGCGAGCCACAATCAGAGGGCGACACGCTACAGTGTATGAAGACCCTAAAATGATGAAGTGGCGAAAGCAGGTAACAGATTACATCAAAGAGAATTATGACGGACGCTATTTTGACGGTGCTGTTCGTGTAGAAATTACATTTTATATGAAAGCACCGCAGAACGTGTCTAAAAAACCATCAAAGCGTGCGAAAGATAAAGCTAAACAATTATATTCAAAATACATTTCGCGGCTGTTGTGGCACGTTAAAAAGCCAGATTTGGACAACCTGATCAAATCATTGTTTGACAGCATTTCAAAATCTGAAATTGTTTGGTCAGATGACGCCATCGTCTGTGATTTGAGAGCTAGAAAGCTATACAGTCCAAATCCACGAATTGAAATTGAAATCGAGGAAATTGAATGAAATTTTTAGACTTATTTGCAGGAATCGGCGGTTTTCGTCTTGGGCTAGAGTCAGCAGGACATGAATGCGTAGGATTTTGCGAAATAGACAAATTCGCCAGAGCAAGTTATAAAGCTATACATAACACAGAAGGAGAAATTGAATTACATGACATCACAAGCGTACCAGATGAGCTTGTTCGAAAAATCGGACACGTTGACATTATCTGCGGAGGATTTCCGTGTCAAGCTTTCTCAATTGCTGGAAAACGAGGAGGTTTTGAAGATACAAGAGGAACTCTCTTCTTTGAAATTGCAAGATTCGCAAGTATTCTCAAACCTAAATATATTTTCTGCGAGAACGTTAAAGGACTCCTTAACCACGACAAAGGAAGAACATTCAAAACAATCCTCTCAACGTTTGATGAACTGGGGTATGATGTGGAATGGCAAATGCTTAACAGCAAAGATTTCGGTGTCCCACAAAACAGAGAACGTGTGTATATTGTCGGACATCTTAGAGGAGCAGGTGGACGACCAGTATTTCCTAGCTTCGGAAAAAACGGAACGACTAATCAAGCAAATATCAAGCAAATCGGAAATATAAACAACAGCACTTCATTTGGCGGTAATCCACAAACTGGTCGGGTATATGATATTGAGGGAATTTCGCCAACGCTGAATACAATGCAAGGTGGTGGGCGCGAACCAAAAGTAATGGTAATAGACGACCAAGGAAGAAGAAATAAAAAAATATCTCCCAAAAATATTGTCCCAACATTACGAGCGCAATCGCACGGTAACGAACCAAAAGTAACCATACCGGTACTAACACCAGATAGGGTAAACAAAAGACAAAATGGCAGACGGTTTAAAAACAACGGAGAACCGATGTTCACATTGACAGCGCAAGATAGACATGGTGTTATGACTGAAGGTTTAAAAATTAGAAAACTCACACCTCGAGAATGCTGGAGACTGCAGGCTTTCCCAGACTGGTCATTTGACAAAGCGCAAGAAGTTAATTCAAAAACGCAGTTGTATAAACAAGCTGGAAACAGTGTGACAGTGAATGTGATTAAATCGATAGCAGAAAGGCTGAAGTAAATATGGGGAAAACAGTAAATAGACGTCGTGTGATGTACACAGTGACATTCTCAGAACACGAGGTTGAAACACCTTTAGAAGTTTTAGAGGCATTCATTGACTGGACGCATAAGAAACATTTAAAGAGCTATATTGAAATTGGTAAGATGCTGCATATTTCAGCAAATGACGCTAACAGATTATTATCTAGAGCAGTTCTGCCTGATAAGGCAGTCTGTCATCGAATGAAGGAGCTAATGAGATGAAAGTTAATGAATTAGGGTTGTGAGGTGAATATGAGCATATTAAAACAATTGTTCTGTATTTTTAGTAGCATCCGTTCTAAAGGGCTTCACAAGTCCAGATGTGCTAATCATTAATAAAGTGATAAATACTATTAGTTGTGGAGAATAAATATGAATAGAAACAGAGTAGAAATGTTTATGGGAATAACTATGTCTAATGTAAAACAGGACATAAATGAATTTGCAGAGTTTCATGAAATTATTAGTGTTTCAGTTGTTTCAGATACAACTCAAATGGGTGCTCATGGTTACAAGGCACTGGTACTTTATAAAGCTTAATGACTCACAACGGTACTAGCAAGGTTCAACTCCTTGCGTGGGTATAAGGCTAGGAAGAAAAATAAAAAAAGAAAGCAGGCCTATGACGAGCACTCCCTAGTCGGTGCTCTGAGGACTCTAAATTTTTTCTAGATCTATGGAAATGGCTCATTAACTTCGAGCTTCTCTCTAAATTCTCTCGAAGTATTTTCCAGAAGATTTGCGGATGGACGATTGGTGGGACAGTCGTTTTTGCAAAAGGGCTGCAGACGGTTCGAATCCGTTTGCAGTCGTTAAACCAGAAATTAAAAACGGAAATAGAGGTGGTTAACACACTTCTTCTTACAAAAATTAGTACAGCTGGCAAGGTTCATCTGGTTTACTTGCTGGCAAACATAGCGAAATTTAAAAATAGAAAAGAGGTACCTTAATACTATTTTTCTTTAAAATCTAACGGGCTTATCGCTAGGCTGCATTAGACAAAAAGAAAAAGCTCGCTTGCGCAAGCTCTCCTCTAATATGAATTCTTCATTAATATTATATCATATTAAAGGAGTAGCAAGATGAGAACTTGTGAACGTTTACGAAAAATTCAATGGTTAGATGATTATATTGAAAGTCAAATGAATCAGTTGCAAAAGCTAGAATCTCAAGCTCTTAAAATCAATGCTAGTCCATTACAAGCTGATAAAGTTCAAAACGGAAATCGCAAAAAAAGAGATGATCTATATGTTGAACTAATTTCAACGAAAGAAGAAATTAAAGAGTATACGGCTGAAGCGATGAAACAGAAACGTGCTTTTAGAAAACAGATTGCAGAAATTCCAGATTTGGAAGCTAGAGGTCTATTGCAGATGGTTTATATTGATCGTTTGTCTATTGATGAAATATGTGAACGCAGAGGCTGGACGACACGTAAGACGTATTACATCTGGCTTAAACGTGCAGAGGCTTTTTTGGAAGATTGAGAAATCAATCTTCCTTTTTTATGTGGTCGCTTTAACCGACCACGTCCGTTTTAATTTTCGGATTTCAAATCCGTAAAGTCATGTAGGGTTACTAACAGTAAGATCGCATATAGTTTTGTCATTTCAAACGACAAAACCTAGGTGTCCTACAGCACGGACGGTACCTAAGGTAACAAAATGTAATTATATTTACTGATAAGAAATAAATATAGAATAAATGTGATTAAATATACAATAATTGTAAGTGCAGGTAACTTTTAAAGTGCTAATATAGTATTATCGAATAATAAGGATAGGGCAGTAGCAATAGCTATTGTCTTTTATTGTGTAAGGAAAGGGGTGATCAGGTTGCCAATGGTTCGAAGGTGTAAATATACAGGATGTCATCAGTTAGTAGAGAGACCAGCACATTTCTGCGGTAAGCACAAACAGCATGAGTCTGAGTATGCTAAGCAGCGTGAGGTTTACAGTCGCACGTATTACAATAAGCGAGTTCGCAACAGAGATGAAGCGAATAGAGAACGTAATAAGTTTTATCATTCGTTGACATGGACATCGCTTCGCGAGCAAGCTTTAAAACGTGATCATTATCTTTGTCAGTATTGTTTGGCAAATGGTATCAAAAGACCTAACTCGAGAGTTGGCGACCACATCACGCCAGCAGAAATAGCTCCAGAAATACGCACGGATTTATCAAACATCGCAACAGCGTGTAGGGACTGCGATAATGTCAAACGTAAGCTAGAGCAGGAAATCTATGGCACTGGTCAAGGGAACACGCATAGAAATACGAATTTAAGGCTCTCAGTTAGTCAATGGGCTGGATTGATAACCCGCAAAAAGAAAGACGTCCGAGAAGCCCTCTAAAACGCCCTGTATCGAGTTTTAACATTCGGGAATATAATTATATTCGAGATGTTTTAAAATGACCCCCGCCCCCTATCTCGTGTCAAGGAGAGCCACCACAAGGTGTTCGCTTGTATCACGCGCCATTTTTCAGATTTTTAAGGGGTGTCATGATTCAAATTGAGAGGAGAAACGACGAGTGGTTAAAAATCCGTATTATCAGCAGAACGATGGGCGTTTACCCAGCGACCCGCCAAACCACTTGGGGACAGTGTCAAGGGAAGTTTGGCGCAAAATCGTTCCGTTTTTAGAAAGTACAAACAAGGTTCAACGCATTGATACGTTCTTAGTTGAAACCTACTGTACGAATTATGAAATTTACAAAATAGCGTACGAGGACATTAAACAAAATGGGATTCAACAGGAAATGAAAAAGCCGATTCAAGCCCAAGGGTCTGGGGAGATTCTCGGTGAGCAGTCGCTTGGTTTTAAAAAGAACCCAGCAGTCGCTACCATGAAAGACGCCGTCGATACTTTAAATAAAATCGGTGTTCAGCTTGGTTTGACTCCTAAAGGCCGCCAGGAACTTATGGAAATTGCGAGCGAACAGGCGGATAACCGCGAGGTTAAAGATAAGATGAAAGAATTCTTTGGATAGAAAGAGGTGAGGAAACATAGTTGAGATTGATTTAACAAAAACAAAAGATGTAGTCGGTGCTTATCAAAGTATCGATTTTTCTTTTATTCGCAGAAAATATACAGACGTAGGAACAGAATATTGTTTTGATGTGTTGGACGAAAAAATAGTGGCTGGATACAATATCAAATTAGCTTGTTTCCGTCACCTTCGAGACCTTCAAAGACAAGGTCAAGAGGATTTTCCCTACACGTATTCAGTAGACGCGTTCAACCGCTTTTTGAAGTTCTTATCATTAGTGCCAAATGTTGACGACCTGAGCAAGAAGCTAGAGCCGATGGATTGGCAGTTGTTTATCTTCAGTCAAATCTTCGCATGGTTCGACTTAGACGGTTTGCCACGCTACGTCAACATCATCTTATCGATGGCTCGTGCGCAAGGTAAGACCATGATAGCTGGTATCAGTCTTAACTATTCGTTTTTGATTGAAACAATTGGTCTTAGCAACCAAGATTTCTTAGTTAGCTCACTAAACTTTGAGCAAACAATGAAGCTCTATACATACGTTAAGTCTATGATGTCACGGATCATCGAAAATGAGCCGTTTAAATCGTTAGCAGTTGAGACAGGCTTACAGCTGTATACACGAGAAATCAAAGCGACAGTCGATAGTAACAGCATTCAAACCATCTCTTTTGAATCTGGTAAATTTGACTCGAAACACTTTAAATTAGCTGTTGCCGATGAGGTCGGCGAACTCAAAACGGATGAAGGTATTTCCAAAATTACATCTGGTCAGGTCAATACTGAAGGCTCTCGCTTCATTGAGATTTCAACGTCTTATCAAACACCTGACGTTCCGTTTCATAGAGAGCAAAAGAAACTCATTGAGATCATGGAACGTGATTTTGACCGTTCTGGTGATGATCAGCTTTGTTTGATTTGGTCGCAAGACAATCTGGAAGAAACATTCCAGCCAGAAACTTGGGCTAAAAGTAATCCGCTGTTGAATCATCCAGATTTGAAAGATAGCCTTATGAAAGGTTTGCTTTCTGAACGTGACAAGAAAATGCTTATGGGCAAGCTTGCCGATTTCCAAGTTAAAAATATGAATTGCTGGCTACTTGCTGATAGCAACAGCTTTCTTGATTTGAAAGACATTGAGAACGCAGTCATTCCTGAGTTTGATATACGAGGTAAGCGCGTTTACGTTGGTCTTGACGCTTCTATGTTTAGTGATAATACGGCTATCGGTTTTGTTTACCCGTATTTAGGTGAAGATGGTAGCCAAAAATGGCACGTAGAACAGCATAGTTTCATCCCTTGGCAACAAGCAGGTTCGCTTGAGGCTAAAATGGAACAGGACGGCATTAATTATCGTGACCTTGAGCAAAAAGGCTACTGTACTATCACAAACCACCCGCAAGGCCTTATCAACCCAGAGGAGGTTTATCGCTGGTTTTTAGATTATGTTGAAGACAATGCACTTGACGTTGTCTTTTTTGGTTATGACGCTATGGGGGTATCTAAAATAATCAAAGCGCTAGAGGCTAACACAAGTTTTCCTTTAATGCCAATAAGACAGCGTACAAGCGAGCTGAAAGACCCGACTAAGTTCTTACAAACGCTATTTATCGAAGGCAACATCACACGTATTGATGATGAAATCATGCGTAAAGCCTTGATAAATGCCGTTATCAAAGAAGATAACATCGGTATCCAAGTAGATAAGATGAAATCGACTTACAAAATCGACGTGGTCGATGCAATCATTGATGGCATGTATGACGCTATGTATGCATTTGAAGATTACGCGATTACTAACAATCCAACGTGGAAAGTAGAGCATATGTCACAAGAGGCTGTTTTGGATTGGTTAAAAAACCCAGAAAGCGGGCTATTGGACGAATATTAGAGGTGAAAATAACAATGATTTTAAAGTTTTTTAAAGCAATTTGGGCTGTTTTTGATGTGATTATGTTCGTTTTAGCGGCGATTTCTGCTAATTTAACGACTTATTACCAACAGCACGTCGCATTTGGTATTAGTATGACAATCACATTCATTCTTGCTGGTTTAATCAGCGAATTGATTTCTGGGAAAGGTAAAGAATGATGGTATCAGCAATTTTAAATGCAGCGATGGGAATGATGGGCGTATTTGCGTTCTTAATGTGTCTTGTTCTCAGTCTTTACGTATTGATACTTATTTTGTTTTTTATTTATTGCGTAATCGCAGAACTTTATAAGTGGATTAAGTCAAAATTTGATTAAGCAGTGAGCTTTAGAAAGGGGGTGAGAATATTTGCCGATTTTTAATTTTATGAATCAGTCAACTGAGAGTCCACCTGTTACACAATTCTTTGGTGATGATGATTATAACTATTTAACGGCTAATCTGACTGGCAACGAATGGGTGTCTGCTAAGTCAGCGTTAAAAAATTCGGATTTATTTTCGATCATCAATCAGCTTTCGAATGATTTGGCTACAGTTCGACTGACCGCTAACAAACGTATGCAGGGAATTATTGATAATCCAACGAATAATTCAAATTGCTTTGGCTTTTATCAGTCAATCTTTGCTCAATTGCTTTTAGGTGGCGAGGCGTTCGCTTATCGCTGGCGAAACGTTAACGGGAAAGACGTTAAATGGGAATTCTTGAGACCATCTCAAGTCAGCGTGAATACGATTGATTATGAAAATGGTCTCTATTATAACGTCACGTTTGACGACCCAAAAATCGGAGTTAAGCTGAATGTCCCGCAGAACGACGTCTTGCATTTCCGTCTGCTTTCTGTTGACGGTGGCAAGACCAGTGTGAGCCCATTGATGGCGCTAACTAGAGAACTAAATATCCAAAAAGCGAGTGATAATCTAACGCTTAACTCACTCAAGAATGCGCTAAATGCAAACGGTATTTTGACAATTAAGGGTGGCGGCCTTTTGGACTTTAAGACCAAACAATCTCGCTCACGTCAAGCTATGAAACAAATGCAAGGCGGCCCTTTGGTTTTGGACGACTTAGAAGAATTTAAACCACTTGAAATTAAATCGAACGTGGCTCAACTGCTTAGTCAAGCAGATTGGACGACAGGGCAATTCGCTAAGGTGTATGGCATTCCTGAAAATGTTGTCGGTGGAAAAGGTGACCAGCAATCATCACTTGATATGTCTATGAACGTCTATGCTAAAGCAGTCGCACGATACTTGAGACCCTTTGTTAGCGAACTAAGTAACAAGCTTGGGTGCGACATTGATTCGGACATTTTTCCAGCGGTTGATCCAACAGGTTCAAACTATATCAAGCGTATTAGCGAGTTGGTTAAAACTGGTGTAGTGGCTCAAAATCAAGGCCTATACATGTTACAACAAGCAGAGATTTTACCTAAGGATTTGCCAATTGGCGAGAATCTTAATACCGCTAAATCATTGAAAGGGGGTGAGGAAGATGGGAAAGATTGATATTAAAGGTGACATCGTTAGTAATGAATATGGCCCTTTTTATGATTTCTGGGGTATGGATAGCGTTTATCCTAAGAAAATTCAACAAGCGCTAGAAGCTGACACTGACGAAGAAATCACTTTGGACGTCGCTTCTAATGGTGGCAGTGTATTCGCAGCAAGCGAAATCTATACAATGCTAAAAGCTAGTGGAAAACACATCGTTGTTAATATTCAAGGCTTAGCGGCATCTGCGGCCTCTGTCATTTCAATGGCAGGCGACACAGTCCGCATCAGTCCGACAGCTCAACTGATGATTCATAAAGCATCAAATGATGCTTGTGGAAATGCAGACAGCATGCGGAAGAACGCTGATGTTTTAGATAGTATTGATGCATCGATTGTTAATGCCTACATTTTAAAAACAGGCATGAAAGAATCTGATTTGATTCATTTGATGTCAAACGAGACGTGGATGAATGCTCAAACGGCTGTTGATAAAGGCTTTGCTGACGAAATTATGTTTGTGGACGAAAACAAGCCACTTATCACTAATTCGTTGCATGTGCTACCAAGTCGCGAAGCGCTCAATAAGTTTTATAATATGCAGTTTAAAGAAAAGAATGCAGAAGCTAACAAAGCGCTCGAAGATGAAATTGAAAAACGAATCGTCAGCGCCAAAACAATTACTCAAACACAACAAAGTCAGCCTACTAACTCTGTACGAGAACGTAAGCTGGCTATTTTATTGGACAAAAAAGGAGAAAATTAATGGATATTAACACACTTAACAATCTTTGGATTGAAGCAGGTCACAACGCTGAAGACCTATATGAACAGATGAATAATGCTTTGAATGATGATAATTTTGCGCCAGAAGCGTTCGCTGATTTGAAAACAAAATACAAAAACGCTAAAGCAAAACGTGACGCTTTGAAAGATCAATTAGCTGAGGCGCAAGCAATTGCTGCAATCGAAGCGCCAAAAGCACCGCTTAATGATGAAGAATTAGAAATCAAAGATCAATTTATTAATGATTTCAAAAATTTAGTTCGTGGTAATTACGCACAAATTAAAAACATGGTTTCATCTGATGAAACAGAAGGCGCTGGCCATGCAGGTTTGACTATTCCAGAAGATGTTCAAACTACGATTCACACTTTAGTTCGCCAATACGACTCTTTGCAAGAATATGTTAACGTAGAGCGCGTTTCAACTTCTAAAGGTTCTCGCGTTTACGAAAAATGGTCTGACATTACAGCTCTTTCTGAAATCGATGAAGAAGGCGCGAAAATTGGCGATAACAATGACCCTCAATTGACAACTATTAAATACCTTATTAAACGTTATGCAGGTATTACAACTGTCACTAACTCACTTTTGAAAGACACAGCCGAAAACATTATCGCTTGGTTATCTAACTGGATTGCCAAGAAAGTGGTCGTAACTCGCAACACTAAAATCATTGCAGCAATTGATACATTGCCAACTAAGCCAACGCTTGCTAAATGGGATGACATCATTGACCTTGAAGCAAAAGTTGACCCAGCCATCAAACCAACATCAATGTTTTTGACTAACACTTCTGGTTTCACAGCACTTAAAAAAGTTAAAAACGCTATGGGTGATTATTTGATGGAACGTGATGTGAAATCGCCTACAGGATACTCAATCGATGGTTTCCCGGTTAAAGAAGTTGCTGACCGCTGGTTGCCAAACAAAACTACAGCGCGCCCACTATACTTCGGCGATTTGAAACAAGCCGTAACTCTTTTTGATCGTGAAAACATGTCATTGCTTGCTACAAATATCGGAGCGGGTGCTTTCGAAACAGACACTACTAAAATTCGTGTCATTGACCGTTTTGATGTTCGTACAGTTGATAATGAAGCTTTTGTCCCTGCATCATTCACAGCGATCGCAGACCAAACAGCAAACTTCCAAGCAGCAGCTGCAGCAGCAAAAGAATAGCAAGGAGTTAAGTAATGAGCGTTACCAAAAACGATGTGATGTTAGCACTAAACTTAGACGAGAGTGACGACGTTGCGCTTATCCAAGCATACATCACAACAGCTGAAACATATATCAAAAATGCTGTCGGTAACGCTGACGGCTTTTTTGAGCAAGAAAACGTTAAGTCACTCTATGACACAGCGGTGCTTGCATTAGCAAGCTCGTATTATACATACAGAGTGGCTTTAACAGATACTATGACTTATCCTGTCGATTTGACTTTGAACAGTGTTATAGGCCAATTGCGTGGCTTATACGCTGTTTATTGTGAGGGGTGATGCAAATGGCTAGGAAGCAATATAAGCCAACAGATTTTAGAAATAAAGCAGAATTTGGCGCTTATGAATCAGTACCTAATCAGTTTACTGGCGTTAGTGTGCCTAAGTTCGTACCAAAGTTCACTTTGCATTATAAACCTCATACACGTACGCTGAATCAGCAATATTTAGCGATTTCAGCAGGCGAAAGTGAATCGCGGATAATTGTTATAAGACACAATTCAAAGGTGGTAGAGGGGCAAGCAGTGCGTTTAAACGGTACTGTTTACAATATTTCAAAAGTTAGTCCTGACGAAAACTTTGGATTAAACAGATATGACTTTGTGACGTTGAGAAAATCGGAAAAGGTAGGAAAACAAAATGGTTGAGTTAGATCAAGCTTTAGAAGAATGGCTTAAAACAGTTCAAGAAATTGGAAATTTATCGCTTGCGGAACAATCGAGAATAACAGAGGCTGGGGCAGAGGTTTTCAAGGACGAGCTTGCTAAAGCCACAAAAGAAAAGCACTACTCGAACCATAAAGACCCCAAATATGGACACATGGCAGATAGCTTGTCTGTCCAGAAAACTGGCGTAGATGGTAGAAAAAATGGTAAATCAACCGTTGGTTGGAAAAATCGTTTTCATGCTCAAAATGCTAGACGTTTGAATGACGGGACAAAGAAATATAAAGCAGATCACTTTGTAACAAAGGTGCAGAATGACAGCGCTGTTCAAAAGAAAGTGCTGTTAGCTGAGAAAGCTGAATATGACAAAATCATTCGAAAGAAAGGAGCTAAGTGATGTTAGCAACATTAGAATTAAAGAACTTAATTGATGGCAAAGGATTTGGTGAAATAAGTGAGACATATGCAAACAACTTGCCAAAAGAAGTTCAAGAAAATACTGATAAGACGATTGTGTTGCTGAGAGAATCTGACGCTTTTCTTGGTATGTTTGGCAATGATAGCTTTTTCGGCAAAACGAATCAAATCGAAGTCCAGATTTTTTATAAGCTGGACGTTGATTTTGATTTAGATGCATTCGAAATGAAGCTAATGAAATGGCTTGCTTCAGAACACTATAAAATCACAGATATTCGAGAACACAGCATAGATCCAGACACCTATCAAATGACAGGTGTCTTTTATGTTGAGCGAGAAAAAATTTTAAAAGGAGAATAATAACATGGCAATTGTCGGTTTAAAAATGGTGACACTAGCACTAGTAGATCCAAAAACACAACAACTAATTAAAGGCACTAACGGACTTTCAGAATCAGGCATCGTTGAAGTTGGCGCTGACATGCTCGGTACTAAGACTGCGAACATTTCAAACTTGGAAGGTTCAGCTACTAAAGTCTCTGGCAACAATGCAGTACAAGACGTTTTAATTGCACCGGGTTCGCCAACAGTAGCTCTAGACTTCAACAACCTTGACTTTGAAGTAAAACAAAAAGTTCTAGGTTTCGTTTCAGATACAAAAGGCGGTTACACTTTGAAGGGTGATAAACCACACGTTGCAATGCTGATCGAATCAGAAACACTTGACCGAAAAAACTCAATTTACTTTGGTTTTGCGAATGGAATCATGCAAGAAACTACTCAAAACGTTGCTACTGATACAGATACAGCACAAACACGTCAAGATGATAATATGACTTACAATGCTCTGTCTGCGAAGGCCTTTGGAGGCGAACCATTCAAGAAATACTTCTCAGGCGCATCAGGTTTTGAAAAAACTAACATGCTTAAAGAAGTCTTCGGCGGTTACACAGCAGCAGCTGGTGTTCCAGGAGTAGGAGTAGGACACGACTAATTTTTGTTAGGTTGGATTAAAATCCAGCCTTTTATTTTTAAGTTAAGGAAGGAAAAAAGACATGGAAGTTAAAACAATCACTATCCCAGAATTACAAAAGAAAGCATTTGAAGTGCACACAAGCATCCGAAACATGAAACGCATGTTCGATTATCAGCTAGCAGTTGCTAAAGTCAGTGATGGTCTTGATGAAGACGATGTGGTTGGTCAAATCAGCGCTAGTTTGAAAGGTTTGGATGAAACACTTGCGTTCATTCGTGCGATTTTGAATCTTGATGATGACACTTATGAGAAACTGCTAGATTTGGACAGCGAACGCGTTCAAAAGATTTCTGAACAAATCACTGGTCATTTGCTTGGCTTGACTGATGAACAGCTAGAGGACGCTAAAAACCCAAAAGAATAAAATCTGCTGGTGAACAAGTCTTTGAACTTGAAAACAGAATTGAAGATTTAAAACTAATCATCAAACAAGCGCTCATCAACTTTGGGTGGACGTTGGACGAGTGTAATGATACTGACTATTATGAGTTGATGTCCATCATGAGTGCGAAAGAAGCAGATGATAGGGTTGTTGACCCATTGACCCTTCTTTAATTTTTGAGGAAAGGAGGAGAATATTGGCAAATAAAATACAAGCCACGATGTCAACCGAAATCGCTTTGAACACTTTGGGAGCTAGCGATTCTATCAAACGACTAACGCAATTAGTTGGTAGTGCCACAAGTGCTTGGAAAGCACAAGAAGCGCAATTAAAGAGTGCCGGTGACTCTTTGGGCGCTGCGAAAGCTAAATATGATGGTTTGAGTGAATCGATTACTCGCCAACAAGCTAAAATCGACAGCTTGAAACGCGAACAGTCTGAGCTCAAAGGCAACACCGCGGAAACAGCAGAACAATACCTGAAATATCAACACCAAATTGACCAAGCCACAACTAAACTGGCTTCGATGGAAAGCCAGCAACAAAAGGCTAAGTCTAGTCTTGATTATTACAAGTCTGGTTTAGCTGGTCTGCAACAGCAATTTAGACAGCAGAACGAAGCTTCTGAAACATATATTAAACGGCTTCAAGCCGAAGGCAAAGAGAATGAAGCCAACGCGGAAAAGTCTAAACTTCTAAAAAATTCGGTCGAAAATCTTACCAAGCAGTACAAAACTCAAGAAGACATGCTGCAAAAGATTGCTGCCGAATCTGGCAAAACAAGTAGCGAATATCTCTTGCAGAAAAAACGTTTAGATGAAACTGCAACAAGCTTAGCTAATGCCAAAGCTAACGCAAACCACTTTAATTCTGGTTTGGCAGACTTACAGCAACAGCTTAAACGACAAAACGAGGCTTTTGGAACATACATCAAACGGTTGCAGGCTGAAGGAAGAGAGAGCGAAGTAAATGCAGAAAAATCCAAACATCTAAAAAGCTCGATTGAAAACCTCACGAATCAATACAAGATTCAAGAGAACATGCTTGAAAAAGTCGCTGCCGAATCTGGTAAGACGAGCGAGAAATACCTGCTTCAAAAGAAACGCTTGGATGAGACAGCTACAAGTTTAGCGCATGCTAGAAACGAACAAGAAAAGCTTAACGAAGAGTTCAGAAAAGCTAACCCAACTTTCTTCGACAAAATAAGAGCAAAGGCCAAAGAATCTGCGAACGAAATGCAAGAACTCGCCGAAAAAGCTACGCATACCAATTCTGTTCTAGGTTCTTTTCGCGAAAAACTCTCGTTTGGCGCAGTAGCTGGCTTGGCACAGACAGCTATCCAAGGTGTCGTTAGCAGTTTAAGTGGCATGACTGACGAAGTGATGAACACTTCAGACGCGATTGAAAAGTTCCAATCAACAATGAACTTCGCTGGTAAGACGAAAGAGGAAACTGAAGAAGCCACTAAACTCTTTAAAAAGTATGCAGATGATACTGTATACGACTTGAACGACATCACTAACACTGGTGCGCAACTAGCCGCGAACGGCATCAATAGTTATAAAGAGCTTGCGATTGCCGCAGGTAACCTAAACGCCGTAGCCGGTGGTAATGCAGATACTTTCAAATCAGTCGGTATGGTACTTACGCAAACGGCAGGTGCTGGTAAGTTAACCACTGAAAACTGGAACCAAATGGCTGATGCTATTCCTGGTGCTTCTGGTAAGTTGCAAGAAGCTTTGAAGAACATGAATGCTTACACTGGGGACTTCCGTGACGCGATGGCTGACGGTCAAATCTCAGCGGAAGAATTCTTAAAAGCCATTCAAGACCTAGGTTCGACTGACGCAGCCGAAGAAGCCGCGCGCTCAACCAAAACTTTCGAAGGGGCGATTGGCAACTTAGAGGCCACTGTTACAACCGGTATGACGAATGTTCTTGACGCATTTGGCAAGGAAAAAGTCACAGGAACTATCACTAAATTCGGAGACTTTGTCGCCAAAGCATTTGAAAAAGTAGCAGATGGCATCAAATGGATGAAAGATAACATAAGCGTCATCACGATGGGACCTCTGGGTCGATTCGCGAACGTGGTCAAGATGACTTTTGGGCAAGTGGTTGAGTCTTTCGACAAAGGCAAAGGTGCTATAAAGGATTTTTTGGAAAAACTCGGGACTGTTAATTTAAATTTTAGTGGCGCAGTTTGGCAAGTTATGGCTGACGCTGTTGCTGGTATTTCTAATGGTTTCGAAAGCATTTCAAAAAACATGAAAGACTCTGAGTCGCCAATGAATGCTTTCAAAAGCGGGTTTGAAAAAATCGTTGGCTTGTCGGACAAGTTCTTCATGTATATCTATAATCATACTGGCGATATTGTTCAAATCGTCTCAAGTGTGACAGAAATTGTAGGCCTATTCGCTCAAGGAGTTTGGGACACTGTATCAGACGCGATTAAAGAGATTGGAAAAGGATTCTCTGTAATCTTTAAGAACAGCAAAAAATCATTTGACCCAATCTCAAAACTTTCTGGTGCTGTTCAAGAACTTGCAAAACATAGAGATGCGATTAAAGCGGTTGGTTCAGTGCTTGTAACGTACTTCATTGGCACGAAAGTAGTAGCAGGCTTTAATGCAGCTAGTACTGCAATTAAGGCGATGGCGGGGAATATTGTGGCGAGCTTCAACGCTATTAAAGCGGCAGTGGTGGCTAACCCATTTCTTCTCGTGGCTGTTGGTATCACAGCTTTGGTCGCTGGATTTGTTGAGCTGTACAAGCATAACAAGAAATTCCGTGATTTCTGTAACGGTATCGCAAAATCCATAAAAGACGGCATCGGGGACGCTATTAAATGGCTTAAAAACACCTTTAGCAACATGTCTAAGGGCTGGAACAGTTTCAAGAAGTCTATTTCAAAAGGCACAGACAACGTTGTTAAGACGATTAAGAACGGTGTTAAAAAAGTCGGAGATTTCTTTGTAAACGTCGGCAAGACTATTAAGAACGTCATGACAACTATCGGAAAAATCCTAATCTTTGCCAATCCAGTAGTTCTTGGCTTCGCTTTAATGTACAAAGAAAACAAGAAGTTCCGTAAGTTTGTCAAAGGGATTGTTAATATTGCTGGTGACCTTAAAAAAGGCCTCACTAAGAAAGTCGATGAGACTAAGAAGAATGTTGGCAAAACGTGGGATAACCTCAAAAAAACGACAGCAAAAACTTGGGACGGTATCAAAGATGACACGCACAAAAGTGTGACTAAGTTGGCCGAAAACGTCAAAGAGAAGCACGATGAAATTCATTCTAAATGGTCTAAGACTTGGAAAAAGTCAAAAGATTACCTTTCAAACAAATGGGATGAAATTAACAAAGACGCTGAAAAGAAATTCGGTGGGAATGTTAAATCTTTGATATTTGATAACTTAGTTGAAATCGGTAACAAATTCAAAGATACTTGGAACGGTATCAAAGATGGCTTTCATGACATGTGGAACAATTTAAAAAATTTGGCGCGTGATGGCATTAATGCCGTCATCGGAATCCCAAATAAAGGTATTGAAGGTATCAACGGGCTAATCCACGACTTCGGCGGCCCGAAAAATGCTATCAGTAAAATTCCGGAAGTTCCTAAGTTCGCCAACGGTACTGGATTGTTTAATGGCTATCGCAATCCAATTACCAAGACTACGCTAGCTTTGCTAAATGACGGCAACGACAGCCCCGAAACTGGCAACCAAGAAGCCGTGATTATGCCAAATGGCGATCTTCATCCAGTGCCTGGTCGTAATACCTATGCAGTATTGCCAGCTGGTGCAGAGGTGCTTAATGCAAGCGAGTGGGCTGCGCTATCAGGCGCTAAACCGTTCGCCAAAGGAACAGGCTTCTGGTCTAAGGTTTGGAATACGGCCACAAACGTTGCTGGATCAGTATGGGACGGCCTTAAAGACGGCGTTGACAAGTTCACTAAGATGTTGAGTTTTATCACCGATGCCGTGGCACATCCAGTCGATACGTTGGCTAAGAAATTCAATCCGAATTCCGATAAACTTGACGGCATGTTCAAGCATCTAGGAAATGCACTCTATAAGAAACCAGTCGAAAATGCTAAGAACTGGTGGAAGGAACTCTGGTCTATGGCGAATGAAAAGGCTTCGCCAGAAGTTCAGGCTGGTGCTATTGGGGACGATTACCAATTTAAAGATAGAGCAGCTGACAGTGGTGCTGACCCATGGGGCTATTTCTTCAAGGAATGTGTGTCATTCGTTGCATCTCGTTTAGCCAATCAAGGTGTTAACCCAAGCTTATTTAGCCATTTGGGCAATGGTAATATGTGGCTTAACGCTCCAGTTCCACATAGCAGCACGCCAAGACCAGGTATGGTTGCGGTCTATGCGAAGAACGGTCAAAACCACGTTTCAACGGTTTCAGGTGTTTCTGGCAATACGTTCTCAGGGGAAGAATACAACTATGCTGGCAGTCATGCTTATCACGCATTCTCTGGACGTCCAATTTCTCAAATTGATACGTTCCTTGATTTTGGCGTACACGTTGCGGACAAAGCAAAAGAAGAAAATTCACCACTTCGCAAACTTATCAAGGGTCAAGTTGGCGGAATGTTTGATTGGATCGCTAAAATGCTAGCGCCTTTAAACATGGCAAGCAGCTTAGATAACCCTCAGGGCGGTTCAGTAGAACGTTGGCGTAGCTACGTCGAAAGAGCCTTGAAGGCCAACGGCATTGAACCAACAGCCTTTCGCGTATCTAAAATCTTGGCGACCATCAAGCGTGAATCAAACGGTGATCCAAACGCTATCAACAATTGGGATAGCAATGCTATGGCAGGCCATCCATCTATCGGACTTATGCAAACCATCGGACCAACGTTCGAGGCGTATAAACACGCTGGTCACAATAACATCCGGAACGGATACGATAACTTGCTTGCCGCTATTAATTACATCAAACACCGCTATGGTACATCTGATGCAGCCTTTAATCGTGTTGCGGCATATGGCTATGCGAACGGTGGTTTGGTTTCTAAAAACGGTGTATACGAACTCGCAGAAGGCAATATGCCAGAGTACGTTATTCCAACAGACATCGCTAAGCGCGGTAGGGCATGGCAATTACTGACTGAAGCGGTGGCTAGATTTGCTGGTGAAGCGCCAGCAGAGCGCCAAACAGGCACAAGCGAATCATCACTCGTGAAATTGGAAGCAAAATTCGATACAGTAATCGGCTTGCTTTCACAGCTTGTTTCTAAAGGTGACAGACCAATCGTTAATCACAATCTTATCGATGGTCGAAGCGTATCAAATGGCTTAGTGCCGTACATGCACGAAGCTACAAACGCTTATGAACAACGCCAAACGCTTTTAAATGGCGGAAGTATCATCTAGAAAGGAGGACATTTTTTGGCAGGCATAACAATTAAATACAACGAAGTTGATTGGCTAGAAGCTTTAAACGAGCTTAGCAGTACTGGTCGAGCTGTCGTAACAGATGCGAACCGCAATGTTGCAGCCAACTTCAATAACAACTATCAAGACCAAGGCATGCACCGTTACGGACAACAGTTCCTGTACAGTACGCTATCAGTCAAACAAGTATCTGTTTCAATTAAGCTTGTCGGGAACCAAGCGTTCTTCAATGAAGCAGCTGGTTTAATTGGTAAGTTCCTAAATGTCACTGGGCCTAAAAAACTTGTCTTCAGTGACGAGCCGGATAAAGTCTGGGAAGCTATCGCGAGCGGACAGCCGGCTTTAGCGGTCGATAACAGCACGTCGCCAGCCACTGCTACAATTACAGTGACTTTTGATGTGCCGAAATCGTACGCCGAAGGGCAAACGAAATGCTTGGTAGATACCGACACAAATGTCGGTAGCAAATACGGTACAATCACGAAAGTGGCTAACGACCACTACAAACTGAAGTTAAACAATCTCGGATCTGCAGTAGCTTATCCGAAATTTAAAATCAAGCACAATTCGGAAAATGGTTGGGTCGGTATTGTCAAAAGTGCTACAGAAACCTACGAAATCGGGAATCCAGAAGAATCAGACGGAAAAAATATCAAGAAATCAGAAATCCTATTCGACTATGTTTCTAACAACCGAATCACCACAGGGCTTCAAGAAGGCGCTAAGAACGTTGCTATTTTGAATGACAATTCTCAAGACATTAACGGAACGCTTGCTATCGATAACGCGTGGGGTCGACCTCATATCGCCTTAGCTGATAAAGGCCCTGGCACCAAAGGGAACAGAGGTGCTTCGATTACTTGGGAAATTCCAGCTGATAGCAACGGCGAAAAAGGCGCATTAAACGAATATTTCTGGTGGCGCCAAATCTTTTGGCTCGGTTCGGCCAACCAGTATGGTTTCATGAAAATCTGCGTTTCAGACACGAACGACAAGTTCCTGTACGGAGTCGAAACATTCAAGCGTGCAGGCGGTCTCGGTTGCGAATACAATTTTATGGTTTCGGATGGCAAAGGTGGGTACCGTATGCCGTTGCGTTGGACGTTCACAGGAACACATTTGGATAGTCAAAATCCATTTAATGCAGAACGAGGCTGGTCAGATTTGCAACGACGAGACGATGAAATTCAAGTATTTTGGTGGGGGTCTTATCCACGAGTTAGAGTACCAGAAATTAAAGGACGTAAATCTGCTAAGATTCACGTCTTTTTTGGTGATATGGGCACGAGTCCACAAGTAACTCACATGTATTTGGACAGCATCGTTTACCGAAAGGATTATATAGACGGCTGGGAAGATATTCCAAATCGATATCGCATGGGTTCAGTGTTGGAGATCGATATGGCGAAAGGCAAAACTTATCTTGATAATCTTCCGACCATGGATGGTTTGGCTTACTTAGCTGAGCCATTTGGCCTTGACCCAGGTGAAAACGAGATAGATATATATTTTTCAAGTTGGATTACAAAAGATCCAGATATAGAGGTTAGTTGGTACGAAAGGAGTGTTTAAACATGCAGATTTGGATTCATGACAGTAAAATGAGAAAAATCACTGCGTTAAATAATGACATTCCAGACATGCTATCTTACTCAAATAGCGCATGGCATCCCTACCTTGATCAAGCCACGAGCACATTTGACTTCACAATTCCAAAGTTCTCAAACGGCGAATTGCATGAGGATATCAAGCTTATCAATGATGAGTGCTTTGTATCGTTTTATGTGAACGGTTCTTATCAAGTGTTTTATATCGCTACACTACAAGAAGACGATTTCAATATTCAGCTGACATGTAATAATACCAATCTTGAATACGCGCTAGAATATGCTAATCCATTCAACAGCAGTAGCGCTCAATCGATTGAATGGTATTTGAATCACATGGATTTGTTATCATTCGCAGCTGTCGAAATCGGGATTAACGAGGTTTCAGATAGAAAGCGCACATTAACATTCGATTCACAAGAAACAAAGATGAATCGTTTACAATCGCTAATGTCTAACTTTGATGCAGAGTTTGAATTCAAAACTGAGCTTAACCGAGACGGCACATACAAACGCATTGCTATTAACATCTATCAAAAAGACGGCATCGGCACAGACCGAAAAGACGTCGTTCTATATTATTCAAACGGACTTAAGGGTGTGCAAGTCACCAGCGATAAGACACAGATGTTTAATGCAGGCGTATTCACTGGTAAAGACGGCTTGAGTCTAGCTGATGTTGAAATCTCTGAGAAGAACGCTGACGGTATCGAGGAGTTTTATAGTCGCAAAGGAAACCCTTGCTTATACGCACCACTCGCTATGAGCCGCTATCCAGCTACTATGAAGCCTGACGAACAAGACAACTGGATTCGTAAAGACTTCACCACTGAGTACGAGAACGTCAACGACTTGAAAGCATACGCTTTACGTACGTTGAAACAATACGCTTATCCGTTGATAACTTATACAGCCAGCGTACAGTCTGGCTTCGTTAGCCAATACACTGACTTGAAACTCGGTGACACAATTCGAATCATCGATAAGAACTTTGCTGGTGACCTAGCGCTTGAAGCACGCGTGTCAGAGATGGTGATTAGTTTCGATAATCCAACGAATAATTCATTCGTTTTTACAAATTATCGAAAGTTTGATAATAAGCCAACATCAGCACTTCAAACGCGTATTGACCAAGCCATCGAAAGCAAGCTGCCTTACCGTATTGAGCTAGCAACAACGGGCGGAGTTACTTTCAAAAATAACGAAGGTGAAACGACTGTCAAACCATCGTTGTATAAAGGTAATCTCCCTTATACCACTGATGTAACGTGGCGATGGGCGCTGGATGGCATAGTCACAGTTGGAATGCAGTACCGTATTCAAGCGAAAGACATTACTGACACAGCCGTGCTGACAGTGGCGGCTTATGTTGGGAATCTCGAAGTGGCCACTACTGAAATCACGCTAGCTAATATGGTCGAGCAGATTGATTTAGTCATCCTGACGTCAAACGGTAATACGTTCAAAAACAACAACATAGCGAGCACGCTGACAGCCACTCTATGGCGTGGGAATAAGGAAATCGACAAGGATGGCACTGAGTTCAGCTACGTTTGGAAGAAAGTCAATAGCGATGAAACACCAGACGAGAACTGGAATCAAGACCATTCGTATTCACAAAAATCAATAAGAATCACAGAAGCTGACGTATTTAGACGAGCCACATTCTCGTGCGAAGTCCAATATGTCGGCAAACGAGTTTAAAAGGAGAAAATCAAAATGGGAATTATTGCAGCGGGTCAAATTACAGTTGTAGACGTATCGGATGCACCCGTCTTAAATGCGTTCATCACTGCTAGCAGACCCACAACACAATTATATAGTCAAACGTCAGGTAACTACAATCCTTCATATGCGTCAACTCCTCAGGTATTGACACTTAACTTAACAAAAGCTGGTTCAACTGCAAGTATCGTTGGTGGGACTAGCAATGTTCGCTGGTTTTACATTGATGGCGGGACTAAAGTTGAAATTACTTCAAAAAACAATGGTGACCCTCAATATGTTTCAGGTGCTAACAACGAAGTTTTGACTTCAAAAACAAATATTAATGTTTCTAAAGGTGGAGCACGTTTTGAGGTGTCTGGTACATGGCGTGACTCTCTAACGGGTTTGGATGTGAACTTTAGTGCTGATATTGATTTGTTCTTGGTACAAATCGGTAAAGAAGCTCAAGTTCTAAATGTTTATGCTGGTAATGGTAATACTTTCCGAAATAACACACCAGCAAGTCTTACAGTCAATGCAGATTTGTATCGAGGAAATGTGTTAACAAATGATAATAAGCAATTCAAATTCTTCTATCAAGATACTAGTGTTACTAGTGATAAAGCAACCGGCTATGATGCTGACGGTGGAATTGGCTGGCACTTATGCAGTAGAACTACAACTGGACAAACACCAAACGTTGAGCCAGGTGTAACTACAGCGTCACAGGGACTACTTACTGTGACTCCAGCAGCTGTTGTTAACTCTCAATGTTTTAAGGTTGTATGTACTAATATAGGTGGCACATTTAATGGTAGTAAATCTAAAGGGTTATGCACTTTGGTTGATATGTCAGATCCATACAGTTTGGTGATAGACTCTAGTGCTGGAAATATCTTTAAGAATCGTCAAGGTGCTACAACATTGAAAGCATTGCTGTATCGTAATGGTGAAGAGCTTGACACGGCAGGTACAGGCAAGACTTATAAATGGTCAAAATATGATAAGAATGGCGTCATGGATGCAAACTTTGGTGGCACTGGTAATGCTTATAAGACTGGTAAATCTATTAATGTTAATGCTAGTGAGATTGCAGCCAAAGCTATGTTTAAATGTGAAGTTTGGGAATAAGGAGATATGAAATATGATTAAAGCGGATGTAAAAATTGCTGAACAGCGACAAATCATTGAAGTTCCTGTTGATAATAAATCTGATGCAATTCGAGTGCTTTGGAATACATACGGTCCAGGGATTGATATCAAACGCTGGGTCGAAGATGATCAGGAAGAGGTAAAAGATGAGCAAACTGATAGCGACGAGTCAAGTGACTCTAATGAATCTGACGGAACGAGCGGAGATCCGCAAGGAGACTTATTACAAACTGACTAATAGTGCTACTGCACCAACTGTACTGAGTACAAATGCACAAAATTTACTTCTCAACAGTCCGGTTAATGCCGATAACCTAAGACGTTTTGGAGCATCTAAGGCGACTATTAGTGTCGTTACAAGAGACAATCGTCAGGCATATAAACTTACAGTAAATACTAGCGGTGATTCTGGTGCTATGTTCAACGGTAACGGTGGTTACTATAATTTAATTAAAGATAGATTATATACATTTAGCTTCTATGCTTTGACCAATATAGATAAAAGCTACAGTTTTAATAGTCTAGGTCACATCCAAGCTATTAATGAACATGGTGATATAGTTGGTAGTGATAAACTCCACCAACATTCAAATCCCGTTTATAGCACAAACACTATAAAAGCTAATAGTTGGACAAAAGTATGGTGTACGTTTAAGGCTACCTCAACTAGTTACTTTAAGCCGTATTTTTGGTATCTAAGAGCGGGTGATGAAATCTATATCAATAATATGATGCTAAATGAAGGTGATACTCCATTACCTTACGTTCCAGCTCCAGAAGATTACGGTTGGTCAAAAGATACGCTCGTCCCAACGCAATCAAATCGCTACCTCTGGAAATTCGAGTACATTTATTATTCAGATGGCAGCGTTGAAAACACGCAGCCTGTAAACATCAGCATAGCAGGCGCTGACGGCACGAACGGTCAAACCTCGCACGTACACTTTGCCTTCGCCGACAACGCAACTGGTGGCGGATTTAGCTTAACTACACCAAAAGCATACATGGGTTGGTACGCTGATTTTAACGAGGCGGCAAGTACAGACCCGACTAAGTATAGGTGGAGCAAGTGGAAAGGCGACCAAGGCTTGCCAGGAAAACCAGGTGCTGACGGGAAAACGTCCTATTTCCACATGGCCTATGCAGATTCCGCAGATGGCAGAACTGGTTTTAGTTTTAAAGAGTCTGGTCAGCAGTATCAAGGCTATTACACAGACTTCGTACAAGCAAACAGTACAGACCCAACTAAATACACTTGGATGGATAGACGGGCTGGGATTGAAGTTGACTTTAGAAACTTACTTTCTAAAACCAACCGAGGGAAGACAAATTGGTCATGGATTATTTCGAGCGGTGGAACGACTGCAGAAGATTATAATGTTGATGGAATCAATGCTGTTAAATTAACGCGTACGTCAGATGCTTCGTTTTCGTGGAATTACATTCAATATCAGGGGTTACTGAGAAATCTTATTGAACCAAATACAAAATATACACTTTCGTTTGATATAAAACCAAGCGTTGACGTGACTTTCACAGCGTCATTGAGGCGTGGCGATAGCGGCGCCCCACTCACAAATAGCACAACAATGAATAAAGCCACAGCTAATCAGTGGAATAAAGTCTCTTGTGTTTTAACGTCAAAAACAACATTGCCAGATGATTTGTCGCAAGTTGTCTATTTACAAGGTATGCCTGTTGCAAAAGGCAATTATTTGATAATTAAAAACATCAAACTTGGAAAAGGTAACGTTCCAACACCGTGGATACCAGCTTTAGAAGATACACAAGACCAAATTGACAGCAAAGCAGACCAGACGCTCACGCAAGAGCAACTGAATGCGTTGGCAGAGAAGAATAATCTTATCAAAGCCGAAATGGAAGCAAAAGCGAGCATTGATACTGTCGATAAATGGATAACAGCTTACGAAAACTATGTTAAAGCAAATGATGCAGATAAAGCTAAATCGGAACAAGCTTTAAAAGAAGCGTCAGAACGTATCTTGGGAATGAGATACGAAGTTAACGACTTAAAGTTCGCATGGGATGCAATCGATAGATTCATGAGCTTTCAAAATGAAGGCTTGATTATCGGTAAAAAAGATGGTTCAGCTTATGCCAAATTTAGCGATGACAGAATTAGTCTGTTTTCTGGAAGTAGCGAAGTAATGTATATTTCACAAGGTACGTTAAATATTGCTAACGGTATTTTCACGAAAACGATTCAAATCGGTCGTTTCCGCTTTGAAACGCACCCAGCAGACGCAGACATGCTGGTATTAAGGTATTTAGGAGGTTGATATGGCAACTGCTACATTTAGCGGACAATATGGACATAATATGACATTGGAAGTCTGGTCGGATTGGAACAGGCAAAACGTGGCAAGCAACAGCTCTACAGTCAATGTACAAGCAAGGCTTAGGACGAATGGTTATGCGTCAATGTATGGTGTTACAGCTGATTTAACCGTTACTATCAACGGTGGCTCGGCTATCGAACATCCAGCTATTAATATTGGCACAAACTCATCTCAATTGATTTTTGGTCATGATTATAGCGTGCCGCATAACGGAGACGGGACTAAAACGGTTGGTATCAAAATTTCTGTTGCTTTAAACGCTGGCGGTTACGGAAGCTCAATGGTCGCTTTTGATTTAAAACTGCCAACGATTCCCCGAGCAAGTACAATCAGCGATGTTACAGGCACACTTGGAAGTGCTATGACACTCAATATCAATCGCAAGAATAGTGGTTTTAAGCATACGGTCAAATACAACTTTGGGGCGCTATCTGGCACAATCGCAACGAATGTTGACACCTCTGTTAGCTGGACGCCACCGCTCAATCTGGCTACCGCTATGCCAAATAAAACGAGCGATTGGGGCAATATTACTGTAGAGACTTATAGTGGCTCTAGCAAGATTGGTTCAGCAACGTGTAGGCTTACTTTGAATGTCCCTGACAGCGTCAAACCAACGCTCGGCAGTATAACGCTGACGGATAGCAATGCAACAGTTAAGAACTTGTTAAATACAGCTAATACATTCGCCCAAGTGATGTCAAATATACAAGTAACTTTCAACAACGCTAGTGGCGCTTATGGTTCAACGATTTCAAGCTATCGTGCTGAAATTGTTGGCAAGAATCAAAGCACGAATTCAAATAATGGCTTTCTTGGCATGATGAACTTTAATGGCACGGTGACTATTCGAGCGACAGTAACAGACAGTCGAGGACGAACGTCAAACGCAGTTGATGTTAAAGTTACTGTTATCAATTATTTTACTCCACAAATTTCGTTTACATTGCAGCGTAGCGGTTCTTCTAGCACGACCTTAACCGTCACAAGAAATGCCAGAATAGCTCCTTTAACAGTCGGTGGAAAGCAAAAGAACAAAATGATTATTTCTTTTAAGTACAAGGAGCATTCAGCTACTAACTACACAACTGACACAGGAAGCGCTGGTGGAACATGGACGACTATTGATAATTTAACAAACTCTAGGGCTAATTTAGCAGCTACTTTTAGCACACTAAAGACTTATGACATTATCGGTAAAATCGAAGATGCATTTACAAGCTATGAGTTCTTAGCAACTGTTGGTACAGAGAAGTTTCCTATTGCAATTAGACCAGACAGGGTAGGTTTTGGCAAAACACCAGAAAATGCAAATGCTGTTGACAGCGATTGGGTGTTTAAATACAAAAACAAAGACATTCAACACCATCAGTTGACTAATAATACTGGGACTGCTATCCTCCTAGCTGAAGGTACAGATTTTAACACAATCACGACTGCAGGTTTTTATCGCTGTTACAACCCGCTTCATGCTCCTACAGTTGGTTCTTTAAGTGGTTGGAAATATCTAAGAGTAACAAGACATGATGACTCATGGGTACTGCAAGAAGTTAGCGACTATAGGGGTGGAACGCCAGCGTTTAGACTTAAAAGCGATAATGTATGGAACCCATGGCAATACTACGCTGTTCAAAATACTGTAGCAAACTTCACTGCTGTCAACCAGACTAAATACTACATGAAAAAAATAGCATTACCATATTCAGCTAAAGGTACTCTTATAAGGATTGGTAACCAAGTGCAATTAACTTGGGATCGATTGATTACAAATCTTAATATTGATTGTGAATATAGCAAAATGAACGAAACTATACCAAGCGGTTATCGTCCAGCTGTAGAGGTACATATGTCTTTAAACGGTAATGTCTCAAACTCTGTTAACGCTTGGTCTGTATTACACTTAGCACCAGATGGTTCTATTAGACTTACTAGTGCTTATAAAGGTAACCACGTTTGGACTGGAACAACCACTTATCTCACCACAGACCCATTCCCTGCGGAATAGAAAGGATAAAACTATGGATTTAACATTTAGCTCAAAGTCACAAGAATTCGAACTAGATGGTTCAGTTAAAGGTACAAAAGTAGTCTTGTCAAACGATGAGGGCGCTATCTACCCTGTCTTGTTAGAAGCTGACAAGATCGACTTGACTAATAATGAACTAGAAGAACTAGCTCTTAATGTGATTTATCAAAAGAATTTCCGTGACAAATATGAAAACGAGAAGTTTAGAGAACTTAACGAGAAGATCGCTAAGTATGAAGAATTAATTAAGACAATGAAGCTATCTATGGCAGAATCAGACAAGATGCTCAAATTAGCAACAGCTACATTGAATGAATTAATTGGCCACATGTATCCTGATGAGGGTACTACTGAAGGTACTACAGATGAAACTACTTCACAAAATTAAAATTAAACTTATAGGAGGAAAAACGATGATGATTAATTATTTCGCAATGCAAATTGAACTAGGTTGGATTACAATTGAAGCTGTTCCAAAACGCTTCCGTAAACAAGTACAAGAGCTCTTAGATTTGTCTCACGCAGGCTTGCAAGACGAAGACGCCGCCGAATAACAGCTTAGGAAGTGAGAGGAGATTATGCATGTTGAAATTTTAACAGGAGTATTCTCGTTGATTGCAAGTTTGGTTGGCACATTTGGCGGTATTTTAACGAGTACTAAGCTAACCAACTATCAAATCAACGAGCTTAAAAAACAGGTCGATAAACATAACAGCGTCATCGAACGTACCTTTAAACTGGAAGAACACAGCAAGTATGTTGATGAACGCATCACACGCTTGGAAAGTGAGGTCGAGAAATGAAAAAGTATTTTGAAAAATTGGGAGTTAAGGTTTTGAAAACCATGGCGCAATCAGCAGTTGGTGTCATCGGTGCTAGTACATTAATTACACAGGTCGATTGGAGAGTGGTTGTTTCAACCGCTCTTTTATCTGGTCTCGTTTGTGTGCTGACTAATTTGTCTGATTTGAAGGAGGAAGATGTTAATGAAGATTAAACGATTATTATTAGGCGCATTATTAGGCGCTAGTATTCTTTTACAATCAACGGCTTACGCCGCAGTTGGTGACCAAGGCGTGGACTGGTCACGTTATCAAGGCGCTAACGGTATTTTTGGCTACGGACACGACAAGTTTGCTATTTGTCAAATCGGTGGTGTTAATGGCGGTGGTATGTACGGTCAATCAACGTATGAGACACAAGTTGCATCAGCAATTGCTCAAGGCAAACGTGCTCACACTTACATCTGGTATCAAGTCGGCGGAAATGCAAGTCTCGGTGAACAAGTGTTAAATACATTCTTACCACAAGTTCAAACGCCGAAAGGTTCAATTGTGGCACTTGACTACGAAAGTGGCGCTAGCCCTGACAAGCAAGCGAATACCAACGCAATCTTGCATGGTATGCGCATGATCAAAGCAGCAGGCTATACACCTATGTATTACTCAGGTAAGCCTTATACAGTAGCTAACGTGTATGTCGACCAAATCATTCGCGAGTTTCCGAATTCGCTTTGGATGGCTGCTTATCCAGATTACAATGTGACACCAGTGCCAAATTATAACGTCTTCCCGAGCATGGACGGTGTAGCAATTTATCAATTTACGTCAACATATATTGCTGGTGGACTTGACGGGAACGTCGATTTGACTGGCATTACTGACAATGGTTATACTAAGAACAATAAACCAGAAACTGAAACACCATCAATTTCCCCAGGTCAACAAGCTGATAATACGCAAAAATCAGATATTGCTGTAGGAAACCAAGTTAAGGTTAAATTTGGTGCCAATGCATGGGCGACTGGTGAAGCTATTCCAACTTGGGTTAAAGGTCGCACTTACAACGTAGCTCAAGTGTCTGGCAATCGTGTGTTGTTAGCAGGCATTAATTCATGGATTAATAAAGCAGACGTTGAAATTATTTCAGTTTCATCTGCGCCAATTCAAGCGCCAGCTACTAACACATACACAGTACGTTCTGGAGACACACTTTCTAGCATTGCTTCAAAATTTGGGACAAGCTACCAAGCACTAGCTAGCTTGAATGGTATTTCAAATCCAAATCTCATCTATGTTGGTCAAGCATTGCGTGTCAATGGTTCAGCAAGCGCTGGTTCAGTTTACTATACAGTGCGAGCAGGTGATAACCTATCAAGCATTGCAAGTCGTTACGGTACTAGCTACCAATCAATTGCTAGTCTCAATGGTCTAACTAATCCAAACTTGATTTATGCTGGGCAAACACTTAAAATTAAATAGTAAACACTTTTACGCTCTCAGCTTTTGCTGGGGGTGTTTTTTGCGTTAAAGCATAAAAAGTAAAAAAATAATGTAAAAAATAAAAAAATATGTTATATTAAGAATGTAACTATGGATTAATATAGTTACAATAAAATGACAAAGGGTGATTTTTATGAATAAAAGAACAACCTTTTTGACTGCTAATAACAATTTTTTTAGAGGTATAGCTCGTGTTGTTGATTTAGGGTCTACACGTAATAAGAATGCTTATAATTTCTCCAAATCGGAAGAAGAAGCTGACAAAAAAGCCTTATTAAGTGACTGGACCGTAGTTGGAGATGATATTAGAGAAGCATATGAGTGGTTCAAACAAAAAGAAGCATAAAGATCGTTTATCAGAGGAACGAATGATTGAATTACTTGAGGAACAACCGGAGGAAATTCAGGACGGAGTTGCGGATAAGATAATTGCAAAACGCGTTCAAAGTTTAACATATTCAGGTCCAATTCCCCACCCTGCTTTGTTGAAAGAATTTAACGAAGTTATTCCTAATGGTGCGGACAGGATTATGACAATGGCTGAAAAACAGTCTAGTCACAGGCTTAAACTAGAAGAGGATATTGTTAAAGCAAACAATAGAGATAGTTTGCTTGGAGTAATTTTTGGAGGATGTATAGCTTTGTCAGCTATAATTGGTGGTATTTGGTTAATAAGTATCAATAAGAGTCCTCAAGGATTAGGAATTATAATAACATCATTAGTAGGTCTAGTAAGTGTTTATTTGACAGGAAGGCATCAAGATAAAAAAGATTTGAAATCAAAACAAGATTTCACAGAAGATTAATTTCCCTAGCATAAGCTAGGGTTTTTGTGTTATAATAGGCGTGTAAATAGAAGATAGGGCTTTACATTACACATGAGTTTTGAGCTAGCTTTTGCTAGCTCTTTTTTATTTTGGCTCTGTTTTAAATTAGTGTTGATAATACAAAATTTTCGCATAATTCACTTCATTTGGTGTAGTATAATAAATGTGCAAACATTTGTTTAGGTGGTGGGTTCTATGGCGAAAAAGAACAGCCGCGTTTGTTTAAAACAAGAAAAAATTATATAAATAATTAGTTTGACATATAATGACAATAAGTTTTATAATAGTGCAATCAGCAAATTATTACATAAGTTATGAATTTATGGGGTGAATTTTATGAGTGAAAACAACGTTAAAAACAATGTCGGCGACAAGGATGAAAAGAATTATAATTACTACTTTCCACTTTTTACGGGAATAGGACTTGTCTTTGGTGCGGTACTTAACCAGATAGCAATAGGATTATGTTTAGGTGTTGTTGTTGGTCTTATTTTAGATTATAAAAAGAAAAAAGTAGATTAAAATTAAAGTTTAATATAAAAAGTGGACAGATTCCCTGTCCACTTTTTAATTACTCAATATCAACACTTATTTAAAACAGAACCTTTTAATTTTGTTGACGTCAACAAAATTGGCAGCCATGCACGTTTATGGTATAATAGATGCATAAGTAGTTGAGAGGTCTTACTTATAATATTTGGCAGAGAGTGGGCTGACGAGCGCACGTTAAAGAGAAGTACGTTTTGGACTAGCGTGAGCTAGTCCTTTTTTATTGCTGTTATAACCACAAAAATAAGAAAAGTCCGCTTTAACGGACTAAAATTTTAAAAAAATATCAAAAAAGTTTATAAAAAAGCGTTGACGTATATTTAAATATACGATATAATATACTTGTAAGATAAAGAAAGACGAAAGAGGTAAACAAAATGAAAGAAATTATGACACGAGCTTGGGAAATTGCAAAACAAGGTCAATCTAAATTTGGTGGCAAAGTTAGCGAATACATTTCAGAAGCTTTAAAAGAAGCATGGTTTGAATATCGTTCAAAAAAAGAAGAAAATACTTCAGCTAAAATAGAAGTAGTCCTTGCTAAATTAAGAAGAAATCAAAAATTTACAATCGCAACATTGATTGAACAATCACACGAACTTGAATTTAATGAAGTGATGCACAAAGCTGGTGCTTACTATGGTATCGAAGTAATCGCCGATGGCGACAAAGCTACTACAGTATACGTTAGCGAACGTACTTGGGAAGCGGCTTAATTGATAAAAGCGAGGTATTTAAAATGAAAAAAACAGACATTATTAACGAAGCAAACAAAGGCCAAAATTTAGTATGGGATTTAGTACACATCCTTGAAGCTGAAGGTAAAATTGAAAAAATAGATAAAATTCGTAAACCGGCTGTATATATTTCTAAAAATCAACAATTAATTAACTTGTCAGAAACTGAAATTTTAATTATCGAAAGAAAATCAGCAGCAGGCGCAATCGTTAACTATCGACTTATCACTTACGATTTGATTTCTGGCACTACCAAAGGTGCTTACAATCCGTTTAGCAAATAAAAAAACAGCAGTCGTAATGACTGCTGTTGTATAAAGGAGAAAAAATGATTATCAATACATCGCGAATTGAACACGTTTTAACAAACAAAGCAATACCAGCTTATACGTTAGAAGCGGAAACTGGTATGTCTAGAATGACAATAGGAAAAATCAGAAAAGGAGAAGCTAAAGTTGAGAATATAACATTAAAAAATATTATGGCGATCCAGAAATGGATTGACAGCGGGAGCTATACTTTTAGCTATGATTACAGCGATTTATTAAGCGAAGTTCTAGCTGATAAAGCAGAAGGACTTTTCGACGAATATATGTACATCGTTCGAGGTGATTGGAACGAACTACTGGAATGCGCACCAATCGTCGATTATTATTATTCACTTGATGAAGTTGAAAATGAAGATGAAGTTGTTCAAAAAATGCCTGTTGATCAAGTTATTAACGAGATGAAAAAATTTAACCAAATTCTTTAAAAAATACTTGACGTATATTTAAATATACGCTATAATATATTTGTAAGATAAATAAAGAACAAAAGAGGTATTTAAAATGAAATCAATCAAAGTTAACAACAAAGTCGTAGCTGTACCAGCTGAAACAATCGTGGAATATTTGGAATACCGCAAACTTAACAAAGAACTTGAAAAAGGTTACAGCGAAGGTCTTTATCAAGCGCAAGATGATTTAGTTCAAAACATCATGATTTGGGCTAATGACATCGCAGGTCTCAATACAGCTTTCCCAGAACTTGAACCAGAACTCGAAAAACTCGCTCTTGAACTTATCTAAAAATATATGTTATACTATAAGTACCTCTTTTCGAGGTACTTTTTTTATCTTACAACCGCACCCGATTTTTCGGGTGTTTTTTGTCCAGAATTTGTCCAAAATTTGTCCAAAAACTTTAAAAAGTACTAGAAAACGTAAGAAAGAAAAATGCTTAAAATGGTTGTTTTTACGTCTATTTTTTACCCTTTTCTTCCTATATAATACCCAAATATTCCCTTAGGGTGGAGTGTTATACCGATTAGAAAAGCCAGTTTTTGGCTTTTTCTTTTTGTATATGCTCATAAAAGCCTTTCTGTGAAGTCTTTAGAGCTATTTAAGGAAACTGCCGTAAGTTAATATTGGATAGCGTTACGAGCAGTTTAAGGGTAAAAAATAAAAAGCCTGTGATTTCCACCACAGACATTTATAAAAAAAGC